GGGGAAACACTTATATCGCGATTTGAATCCTTGTTTATCTTATTATTAGATTTATCAACAAGGCGGAGTTTGAGCGAAATGGTGTGGCCGATGGCACAATACATTAAGACATGGACAGGGTCCAAGTCTTTTAGTTCAACCATTTGCAATATGTTAACACGCATACTCATCACAGACGAAAATGGAGATCATGAAGATCTGTTTTGGGAGCCTACCGAATTTGGACTCAAGAAGGAGTCGGGATTCTTTGAGGCGAATTGGATGCAATTAACACAGGGACGATTTGGGCAAAAATTGGCAGGTGCCATAAATTTGCTCATCTTAGGGGGATTGCTACCTGAAAAACATAAACCGGGTCTAACTGATGAGGTATTCAAAATTTTGCATGTCCATGCACTGCGAAAAAGTCAACCCTCCGTCTTCCATCACCTCTTCACCACCCTTGATTGGGTGGTTGATACAGTTATACCAGCTTTTGCCACAAAGAATTTGGCTCTTCTTATCACAGAAGAGGACCAACTTGAGATCGATGCAATGTACAGAAAATGCTTGCATTTGGTCCAATTGGCGAAGACTGGACAAATGCCCAAGGCAAAAGAGTTGTATGACGTGTCAGATGAATCTGAAATTCTTGTTGAATTCATCGATACTCAAATGGCCCTTGAAACATTGAAGAAGGCATTTCCTAATGATAGATCCATTCGGAACGAAATAGAAAAGAAGCTTATTTTGCTAGATAAAGTCTCAACAGACTTACAAGCAAGTTGGCGTGATTCAGGATTGCGAATAAAACCCTTTGCAATTTTATTTCGTGGAGGATCCTCTGTTGGTAAGAGTACCATCGCAGGAATTGCAAAACATGTTATTTGTCAAATTATGGGATTCCCAGAAGGACATGAATATTCATGTACATTAAATGGAGATGATAAATATCAATCAGAATACAAGTCATCTCATCTATGTGTTCTTCTGGATGACAAGGGTAATACAAAGCCCGATAAAAGCGAGGGAAATCCCCTCATGGTCCTCATTCAATTTATTAACAATATGCACTGTTGTGCACTAAAACCAGATGTAGAGAGTAAAGGTATTACCGACATACGAGTGAAACTTGTCTTTGTAACTACCAATACAGAAGATCTCCACTCATGGTATTTTTCATGTAATTCGGCATCTATTATGCGTCGTTTTGATTTGATTGTTGATGTACAATTGAAAGAAAATTGTACGGGACCAGGTGGAGGACCACACCCGCGATTTCGGGATCAATCAATGCCTGACATGTGGGATTTGACTCTCTCGACTATTGAGATCACACGAAATAAAGAAGATCATCTGCGCGATGAATGGGAAGCAATTCCAGTACATCTAGGAAAGACAGATCTTGTGTGGTTCGTTGATTATCTAGAACGAGTCGTCCGAGATTTTTACAATGGGCAGGACCAGATTGTCGCAGCTGCGTGTGATATGCATAAGAAGGAGCACTGCAAGATACATAGTTTATTCATTTTACCGTGTTCTAAATGCAGTCAGATTCCAGAAGAATACAAAGACAGCGATGAGTTCATGCCGATTAGTGCTGGGAAGACCGAAGAAATCATACCAGAAGCAGGACTGTTGCACGATGACAATCACAATTACGTATTACGGTTTTCCGAAAGATGTCGATTCTTTGGAAATATGGAGAATACGCCTCAGGAGAAAGTAATTGTTGTACCCAGTCCCGACAAACCGTGGACGAGGATAAATCGTCTTCTTGCAGATGGTACTTCTTCCATCAAAGATTTGTTTGCCGGCGCAAAAGCTGCTGTGGAGCGCGAACCCACAATGGCGATGTTGTTGATGATTGCTACAATTGGTTTAGCAGCAGTTTCTATCCATGATGTCATGTCTGCTAAGGCACGACTTACGGAAGGGGCTGTTCTTGGACGTATTGAAGCAGCAGCAAAAATACCAACAGCACTCACGGATAGAGATGAAAAATGGCGTTTGGTGTATTCCAACGTTCCAGCGTATCCAGAATATTCACAGTCCTGTACTTACGCCCAATTGTGTTCACGTATTGACCGGAATTTGTACAATGTCAAATATTATACATATGATGAAGCTACGTGTCAGCGGGTCGGTAATGGACAATGGTGTAACGCTTTTCCCATTGGGGCAAGTGAATGGGTCTTAGTAGGTCATGTCATGGACTTAGGTCCTTGTATCTCTTGCGATTTCAAGATGGCAAATGCTACGGGCATAAAGACATTTACGTGTATCATCAATGAGGCTAATTACAGGCCCATTTTTGGAACCGATTTGATCGTTGCCCATATCAGCCAGTCAGGAGATGTTTTTGATTTTTCCAAAGCTATGTTACCCAAATTTGATGAAGATATAATCAAAGTTGGAACACCTATTGCTATCATAAACAATCACATCTCCCTTGCAGATGGAGATCCTGAAGATTATAAACATCCTTCTTCCTATGCTCTCGTCACAGAGATTCGTTCTGTTGAAGAGATTGCACCACAAGGCTTGGAACCATATCACGCAATAACATATAAGGGCGAGACAAGCCCTGGCATGTGTGGTTCTATAGTTGTCACTCTTACGCGCAACCCTGTTGTTGTAGCTGTACACGCAGCTGGACATCGAGGAGATGTTAATTATGGAGTGGGTGCAATTATCACGCGAGATGCAGCATTGGAGACGAGAAATATGCGCAATGTACATGTTTGTGAAACTACTCCCCTTTCTGGCGAAGCATTGGGGAAGACATATAACGTTTCACCAAATAGTCATGCGCGTAGTCCGGTCAATTTCCTATCACCAGAAGAGACTTACAACATGGAGGTATATGGTCAACATGACATCCCTTTGAGCAAGTTCTCCACGAGTATTAACAAAACTCCAATTGCAGATAAAGTTCTAGAAAAATTTGAAATTGAACAGCAATTTGGACCACCGGAGAAGAAAGCTGTGCGCCCTTCGCGTCACAGGCATCTGACAGGTGTGACGACTCAATTACATCCAGCGAATCCTAGATTTGTCACTTTGGCATCTGATGACTATCTGGAGAAAATTGAGAAAGCACTATTACAAGATGATTGCTCTTTTAGAAAGTTTGTTCATCCACTTACAATGGATGTAGCTATCAACGGACAGCCTCAAGTGAGAGGATTTGATTGTATCAATCCTAAAACTTCAATGGGTTTTCCCTTGAATAAGCCAAAATTTCAGTTTTTAGAGCATGGCCTGGATGAGGAGATAGCACTTAAATCCTACAAATTTCAAAAAGTGGAAGAAGTTGATGGAAAGAAAGTGTATTCCTGGGAATTGATCTTTGATCCCGAACGAATTGATATCAGAAAGTGTGTTGATAACATCTTTGAAGCATTTGTTGATGGGAAGAGAATCAATGCCATCATGAGAACTAACCTGAAGGACGAAGCACTCACCTATAAGAAAATAGCAGCGAACAAAATTCGCGTATTTGCAGGTGCACCCGTCGATCTAGTTATTGTTACTCGGATGATTACACTCCCGTTGATTAACGCCATGTCCAACTTTCCCACTATTTTTGAAAGTGCTGTTGGAATTGACGCCACTGGCAAAGACTGGATGTTCTTTAAGGATTTCATCTCTCAGTATGGAGAAAATCGATGCGGTGATGGTGATTACTCATCTTTTGATACAAAGATTCGACCTGAATTCTCACTAGAAGCTTTCAAAATTTTGCGGCGCATACTTCAACGTTGTGGTGCGTCCGATGCCATCTTAAAAGTTATAGATGGCATTGCAACTGAGATTGTGTTTCCTATCTACGAAATAGACGGATTGATTATAAAATCTTTTGGCTCCAATCCTAGTGGCCATGCTTTGACAGTCATTCTCAACGGAATTATCAACTGTTTGTATATGCGATATGCCTATTATTCCCTCCATCAGAAAGATCTGTGGAAAGATGAAAAATTGATGCTAAAACTTGGAGACATTCCGTTGTTTCACGAGATGGTCGCTCTCATGACCTTCGGTGATGACAACACATTCAATGTCAATAGTGAGGAGAAACTGTTCAACATGCAATCCGTTGCCATGGAATTGGATGTGATCGGTGTCAAGTACACGGATGCTTCAAAGAAGATTTCCGAGGTTCCTTTCAAGAACGTTGAAGAACTTTCCTTTCTCAAAAGAAAGTTTTACAAACATCCAGTTATAGGTGCAACGGTCGGATCTCTAGAATGGGATTCTATCATTCGCTCCCTTGTTATTGGACGGAAAGTCAAGAAAGGCCAAGTGGAACCAAGAGCGCAAATTTGTGCCCAGAATATGATATCTGCAATTTATGAGGTATACATTGGGCATCATCATCGTTATGAGGAGTTCCGCGAAGCGATGGATGAAATTGCAGCCACATCTGTTGATGAAGAGAATTATAGAATCGCAGATTTCTACAAACCACCAACTGAACAAGATATCATTAACCGATACGAGAAGACAATCTGTATGTACGAAACAGCTTTTGAAGCTGTAAATGCTAAGGATGTTTATTTCAAAGAGTCGGGTATGATTCCTGGTGATGAAAGTGATGAAGATATGTGGGAGGATATAGATTCGGAGGACGAACTCCTTCTCCCAACTACTCCTAGAGAATGGGTGCAAATGGTGAATCGACAATTTCCTGAAATGACACGCACGTTCATAGATCATGGCCTAAGAATTGGCCAAGGTCCAGAATTGCAACGTGGTGATCCAGAATATCGCACCTATCAAGCCTTCTCTGATGATTGTAGAGTCTACGAATTTGAAGATTACCTATCTGAAAAGATCCTCGTACGAAACTTCCCAAAAGTAACTGAGAAAGGGTTCTCTAGGCATTTTCCGCTTCCACTAGTACTGGAAGGCTTGATGCAAAAGCGGAGGAACCAATTCATGCAGCAATATCCAAGGGAAATCGTTGCACAACACATTGAAGACATGTATGGACGCATCTGCGTTTCAGAGGTTAGATTTCGTGTTATGCATGCTACGTATGGTGCTTTCAAAGGTCTCTTTGAAGAGGATTTTCGTCTTGCACATTTTGGAGACACTACAAATTACAATTCATTTCAAGAACAACTCATTGCAGCTGTGATACAGATTCGCACAAAGCGGCTTGATTCCTGGAAACTCGATTGGAGTATAAAGATTGCGAATCAAATCAATCAGCATTACATTATGCCGATTGGGGAGGAAAAAGCTCTTGGTATTTACCATAAGCTTCAAGAAAATCAGTACAGAAAGATAGGTCTCAACGACGACATCTTGGATGTTATCAAATCTTTTCTTGTACCAAAGAGTCATGAGTTCATAATGCCTCCCTGGAATATGGTCGACAGACCTGAGTTCCGAACCACTCATGACAACATCGTGCTACCTGATGGCTACATGACGAACACCGCGGCATGTTTTAGTCCACACTTAGCTATGATCGATACACGCGTTCAATTGGGACTTGATTCCGTGTAGTTTAAATGTTCGATCTTAAATTTATACATTTTTACATTTATATTATGGTCTAAATAGCCTTTTATTCATATACATATTTACATATAACTTACATAAGTGGCAAGGTCAGACCACGCAGTCAATTTCTGACCCTTGCAATGCAGCTCGCATACTCGAGTTAGCGCCGGATGGCGCGATCACAAAGCAGAGCGGTACTTTACCTAATGTCACACAACAGAACACAACAGTGTTCTACGATCAAAATCCATCATATTTAGTGGATCGAGGAACGACGGTTGATGAAGTTCGTACGGCTGCTGCTGAGCCAGCCACTGATTGGAAATCATTTTTCGCACGTCCAGTTGAAATTAAAAAATTCAAATGGTCAGTTGGTGCTGCGCTCGACCAGGCTATTGATCCTTGGGATCTGTGGCTCAAGAATACAAGGGTTTCTAATCGTATTAGCAATTATCGAAGTTTTAGTGGTACGTTGAAAGTGAAGATTTTACTTAACGGTAATAATTTTTACTGGGGACGAGCCCTAGCTTCCTATTATCCACGATACAATAGCTACTCTATATTCAACATGACAGATGTGAGTCCCATGGTTACCATACCGATGAGTCAGAGGATGCATCTATGGATTGATCCAACTACATCTCAAGGTGGGGAATTTACATTGCCTTTCTTTTATGAACATGACACCTTGGATTTAACATCTTACAATCCACTAACGACATCACTAGGTACTATTTTCATTAAGAGTATCATGAGTCTCTATCATGCCAGTGCCACTGATGCTATTCAATTCACTATGTACGCATGGTGTGAAGACATTGAATTGAGTGGACCTACATCTCAGAATATTTCATCTATCTTACCACAAGCTGGTGGTATGGACGAATTTTCTAAGAAGCCTGTTTCAACGGTTGCGAATATTGTAGCTACTGCATCATCTAAGTTGGTCAACATACCTGGGGTCGGACCCTGGGCAATGGCCTCACAAATGGCTGCAAAAGGTATAGGACAAGCAGCAGATTTACTTGGATATTCACGGCCAATTGAAATTTCCAACAATGAAAGACGCCGAGTTAATAATGTAGGAGATTTAACAACTTTCGATACAGTGGATACTTCCCAAGCACTTAGTATGGCTGTGAAGAATGAACTTACAATTTCACCAACTATTGCTGGTTTGAAAGATGTAGATGAACTTTCAGTAGAATATCTGTGTGCAAAAGAAAGCTTCCTTGCTTCTGCTTCGTGGAGTAAGAGCGATGCCGACAATAAAGTGCTTTTGAGTTTTCCAGTCCTCCCAGGAATGTATACGAATGGCACTTATACTATTCCTGCATCAACCAATGCTCTCGTGATGACACCCGCATGTGCTGTTCAATCAATGTTTTCCTATTGGAGAGGCACTGTTCGGTTTCGTGTACAGATTGTGGCATCTGGATATCATAAAGGTCGATTGACATGCTATCATGATGCAAAGCTTGCTGCTTCAGTAGCCGAAGCAAATGTTGTGCAGACTCGCATAGTGGATATTGCAGAAGAGAGAGATTTCTATATAGACATTCCATACATGAATCCTAGAGGTGGACTCTCGTGTTTACAACCCGCTGAGATGGTTGGAAAATCCTTTTCTACAACAGGCACTTACACTCCTTTCAATCTTAATAGTAATGGTGTGTTTACAATTTCTGTTAACAATAGTTTGGTGTCTTCAAATGCTAGTGCTGATCCGGTGTTTATCATAGTGTCAGTCAGTTGCCATGATATGGAATTTTGGCAACCAAGTCCGTACGTCAGGAAACTATCTATTGTGCCTCAATCTCCTCTAGCGTTGAATAAAAATGGCCCCATCGAAAAAGATCTTATCAATAAAGAAAGCGGCGACATTGCGATGTCTGATGATAACTCTGAGGTGGCAAATGCATCTCCTGAAGCAGAAGAAGGGTTGCAACCACTTGCAGGAGCTTCGCCTATGGGAGAAAAAGTGGCAATGATCTATTCTGGAGAACGTGTGCACTCCCTACGTTCTGTGATCAAGAGGTATGGCTACAATTATTCCAAAGTCGTTTCATTCCCCGCTATACCAACTGCAAATTCAGGACAAATATATTCATACATTGAATACACTCGTTCCGTACCCTTTTTTCGGGGTGCAGCTTACCCAGCAGTGTATTTGGATGATCCAGGTGAGACATATGTTACACCCTTATCTTATTTAATACCTTGGTTTGCAGGATATCGTGGCTCGGTGAGGACTAAAATAATTCCTGGTTTGGGAATGGAATCCGTAAATTCTGTATATGCCTTTCGCACTCCGTCCGTCACAGAAGATTCTCTCGTCACGCTAACTACCACTGCTGGTGGTGTTAACCCTGATGGGGATGTAACATTTATGATGGGCGAACAGATGGCATTGAGGAATGTTGTTGCCAATACGAAAGATGGATCCAATGTGCTTGAAGTTACAAATCCATTTCAATACAACGGTAGATTTAACGTCGTCGACAAGCAAATAACGGGCCAAGTTTATGCCTCTTTTCAACAAGGCGTAGGAGTGACTTTTACCAAAGGCTACCAACCAGGCTATGAAGCAGCAGAACATATAGTAGTTCTGCATAAATTCAATGCCGCCGGAGATGATTTCTCCTTGCTGTTTTTCAACGGCATTCCACCTGTGT